TTCATCTGATGGTGTTTGTGGACCAACCATCGTTAACTCGTCAATGATCGTTTCTTTAATGTATTGCTTTAGTTCTGATTTTTTCATGTTTATGTTTTATGGGTATAAATATTAGGCAAATAATGTCTCTTTAATCGTCTGGATACGTTCATCAGTAGTACCTTTAATTTCTACCAAACGTTTGGGTGGATATTCCTTTAACATTTCTTTAATAGTATAGTCTATCTTATCACGGTATTCACTATCTGTAGTACGCACACCATTATCTTCAATGTCTACACCTTCAGGTGAGACATAAAATATAACGTCGTAATCATTACGTATGCGCATCATTAAGTCAACAAATTTTTCCTTAACGTTCCAATCAATTGAATTAGCACTCATTGTAAACGAACACACATCATATATTGTTCTGTCTGTTACCATTTTTTCCTTCATCAATTCAACAGAACGTTCAGCAGCAAATACTATTTGTCCTTTTAACGTTGAATCTGTATTTAATGCTATACCTTGGTCACGTAAATACTTACTACGTTCAGTAGCAAATTCATACTCACTAAATTCAGGTAAATCCATTAATGCTTTAACTAGTGTGGTTTTACCACACGATACTGTTCCTGTTAATCCTATTCTCATATTCTATGCTCTTGTTCCTGATTGTTTACCTGCTGCTGTTTTATGGAATGGTACTCCTTCACCATCCTTTTTAATGTTTTCCCACTGTTCCTTGGTCTTCTTAATACCAAACACATAATATTCAGCTAACCGTTTATTACCCTGTGGTATTAAAGCGGGTCCGTCATAATTGTGTGTTAATGTTTTTCCCTCAATTATAACGTAATGCACAATTGTGCCGTCTGCTTGTTTTAAGCTTTTTGTCTGCATGTAATTCGTTTTATTTTAAATATAACTATATTATCCTGGAGCGCCAAACCTGCGTCAGTAGTTTTCTATGAAGTCTGGGTATTCTTCGTTTGGATCTTGATACATGGTGGGTTAGTTTTGTAATAAATATTCGGCAACATATACTCCGTGAGCTCCACTAACAGTAATTCCACGAGCGCTTAAAGCATCTCCAACAAAGTGCACATTTGGGAATTCATTTAATGCTAAATTGGTATTAATATAATGTTCCATCTACCCATTTATGATTTTCAGCATCGTATGCTAATTTATCATCATGGATTGATAATTCGTATTGTGGTGGTAGATTATCTGGGTTGAAATTTAAATCGTTTAGTTTGTTTAAAACTTGTTGCAAAGACATTTGGTTTATTCTTAATAAATGTTGTTCTTGGGGTGAAGTAAGGTTATAATTAAAATCTTCAAGTTCTCCTTTGCTATTAATAAAAGCTTCATTCAATACTTTTTGTATTTCCTCTTTAATAATTTGTTTCAATTCTGATTTTTTCATATTTATTTTTTGTTTGTTATAAATATTTCCAAATATAACCATACGCAGTTTTTTGACGCCCAGCGGCACAATCTGCTATACTATTACCGGATTTACCTAAACATCTACCTGCGTCCTGTGCTGATTGGTATTCATTTATTAGAGTATTTTGAAGATCATATTGAAATACTAATTTTTGTGAGTTGCTTTTATATTGTCCTTTTAAGTCTAAATCAGGTTGTATATTATGCTTAGATGCTTTAGTATGAATTATTTTATTTATAATGCTTTGATCCCGTTTTTTACCTAATTTAGATTGTCTTATTTTTTCACCATGTTCTTTTGGGTATTTCATTCCTTTTTTAGATATTGAAATTTTATTACGGTGTTCTTTTGTAAAAGGAAAACCTTTTAATCCTTCTCCACCCTCTGTTAAGTTATAACCATGTGGAAATTTAGTATTATGTTGTTTTATGTATAATTTTTCTTTATCATTTAATTCATCTATACTACAATGTTCAATTATTTCTCGTTTGAAATAATCTTCACCATATTTTTTATAAGCTCTATTTAATAATAAACCAGAACCTTTATATTCTTCTATAGATTTGGTTCCTATTTGTTGACCAATATAAACTATTTTATTTTGTTGATTTTTAACTAAATAAATGTAAGTGCGCATATAATATCATTTGATATAAATATACGCCCCTGACGTTAAAATTAAACTTTATTTAAAATACTTTCTGCAATATAAATACCTTGACTACCTGCTACCGTTATTCCTCGCGCTGATAAAGCATCCCCAGCAAAATAAACATTATTGTAAGTTGTAAGACTTAAATCATTATAATTAACAAGAGGTTCTGGTGAAAGGTATTTGCACTCGGGTATATAGATGCCCCAATCATCACCAAATTCAAATATTTTATTCATATCTGAAATAAAATCAACGATATACTCAAAATATGGATCCATAGCATCCCTAACCCCTAATAATGCTAACCAACTGATTGGAGTAGCAGATACTGTTGTTCCCTCAGATGTTAATCCAGGCACACGTGTGTTATCTGGTGAATAATATAATCCAGTATCTTGTAATTGACATTTATTTACAGCTTCACGACACCATTTAAATGGATCTTCAATACCTTTAATTTCCATCAATATACCAAAATTGGTCATATCGTTTCGAAATTGTTCACCCTTTTTCGCATGGCCGTTGTAACTAATATCACCATATGTTTCTTCTACCGCTACATATGCTGCGTTATTGTTAGTACAAAATGAACGAATAGACACATTATTTTTAGATTGATACAACTTAAAATCGTATGACACATCAATTAATTTTTGGAAATATTTTTGTGGCGCTTCAAAACGAACTCCTATTTGGACCGACTTGGCTTCAGTTGGTAGTTTGTATTCATTTGATAATGCTTGAGCAAAGTCAATACCTGATTTACCTACTGCGAATATAATTTTATCAGCAAATATTGTATTTATATTTTCTGATTGTATATAATAAATTAAATTACTTTGAAAATCAAGACTAAATACCTCAGTATTCCATTCAAAGTTCACACCCTTATCAACTAAATACTGATACCAATTTTTAGCAATCTCATGTAGGTAATTTGAACCAATGTGCCATACCAATGACATACGTAAGTCAAAATATGGTTTAATGAAGTCAGGTTTTATTTTAGGATCAGAACATGAAATATCTTCTGGTTTAGGATGAAAGCGTCTAAAATTTTCTACTACCTCTTCCATTAATGACATGGCTTTATCCTCACCACAATATTTAGCTAATTGCCCACCCTGAACAGTTGATACTACTAACTTGCCATCACTCCATCCTCCAGCACCTAGCATACCTGTCATTACCTCTTCAGGTAAACGGTTATGAGGATCGTTTCCCTTATCAATTATTGTTATCAACTCACCTGGGTATCCATTGTCTACTAACTTAGTGGCTGCATTTATGCCGGCTACACCAGCTCCTACAATTACGATTTTCTTATTCATATAATATAAATTTAGTAAATTTTATTTAAAGAGCCAAAGAAAGATGGCGTCTCCTTTTATAGGTGACGCCACAACTGTCATATTTTATTTGCTAAATCGACCGGTTATGAATCGGTCTGTATGTTATTTAATAGAGTTAGTTATATAATCTTTTATTTCTTGAGATACATCATTATAATTACCATCATCATCAAATTCATCCATAATAAGGTCAATCAAGTCATTGTCAAAAAAATCAACATCTTTTAAATATTCAAATTCATCATCTCTTTTAGCGTCACTAATAACTTTATCTATGAATACTTTTACTTCTGGAGTAATAGATATCTCATCTGATGGCTCTTGGTATTCATTTTCAGTAATTACACCTGCTAATTGTTGCATGCGTTTAAATTCTTCATTAAGTTGTTTGTTCATTTTGTTTTGTTGTTTTATATAAATATATGGAGGAAAGGTAAAATGTTAAATTAGTCTTGTATTTCTTGTATATAAAGCAAGAAATCTTCATATACCCCTCTAGTATTACTATCTGCTTTACTTATGGCTTCATTCAACATTGAACTAATATCACGTTTGGATTCAGTTAATAAACTACCGAATTTATTCAATATATGTTCAGATAACACATGATTGTCTTGATCCCCGCCGTAATCGTCAAGATCGTTGAGATAAAGTCTAATATACTCGTTTAATTGTTGCTTGGATAGTTTCATATATAATACTTTTAACACGTTTTAATACTTCTTTAATTTTTTGTACTTGTGAATTTAGCCACTTGAGGCGTTCACCGAAGCGTTTACCTTCCATTGGTTTTTCCATATGGTCTTCTGGAATATATTTTGTAAGTGGTTTCATGTATTCGGCGCCAGTAAGCATTACAAATGTGTCTGTTTCTGGTTTGACACCATGTTGTTTCATTTGCTTATATACTGTCTCGCCCCATTTTTCTTTCTCGTCTTTTGGCATTTCTTTTAATGTTTTATCGTATGGTTCTAATACTTTGGTTAGTGGAACTAAGTGATGTTTTGCGGACAATATGAACATTTTATCCGGCTTTAATTCTTTACCATATTCTAATGTTTTTTGGAACATGGGTGATGCTGAGTATAGCTCCTGCGCTTGGGCTGGTTTGTCTAATTTAGACTTAGTGCAACTCAGTAATACTATTTTAGCCATGTTTTCGTTATAAATATTGCGGAATAAGTTAAAGTGTATTATTTTCACTCATAAGATAACAACTGTGTATTAGTTTACTATTTTCATACACTGTGCCTATCTGTTTAACTATTTTAAAGTAATTATCCCAGTTAATATCTTGTATATCCTTAAAATGTTTATATTGTTTACTTACCCGAGTATCGTAAGCATATTTAGATTTATACGATAATATTACTGACGGATGGGTAAGACGTATTATGTGGTCATTATATGGTACATGAATTACATCTTTCGGTTTAAGATATTGACTGTTAAATAAATCAACTACATATTCTACAGTATCGGTTTTTTTATGGTATTTCTCCAATTGTATGAGTTCTCTATTTACAAAATGAGATACGGGTTTGGTCTTAAATTCACTTACCAATGACGGATTATTTATATCCGGTACTATATTATAGTCGTCACTATGGTTATATTTTACATTTAAATTAAAGAAATCACATAATATACTTAAATCTTCTTCCACAATAGCTCCTTTTAGACCCATATCTACATCAGGTACACGTTGTGTAAAATCGTATTTCATTATATTCATGATATATAAAGATAAACTACCACCTAGTACTAATTTATCGTTTATATTCAGTAACGGCATAATAACGTCGTCATATTTTTGGGGTAAATGGTTTATTTTATGTTCCATGTTATTTACTTTTTTTCTTTTTTAGTTGTTGTGATTTCGCATAATGTTCGACTAAAATATCTGTTCTTAATTCCCAAATATCTTCTCTTGATTCCCAATTATTGTGTTGTACATTAAAATATTCGTCTAATATAGTATTGGCTATAATACTATCTTCTTTTAATATTAACATATCCGTTATAAAATCAATGAATTCTTCTCTCGTTCTACCGAAATAGTCTATCATCTAACTATTTTTATTTTAGCGCCTGGTAAATCTTCATTAATATTATATCCTGAACAATGTACCCACATTATTGGTTTAATTGGTTTTGTTTCAGGAGCGGGTGCACATCCATCTGTTAAATAAATTAAATTAGCATACTCATTTTTATGTTCTATTAAATACTTCATTACCGGTTCAAAATCAGTACCTCCTCTACCCATAACATTAATATCTTCTCGTTTACCATCATATTCATACACACGGTGTATAGCAGCATCACATTCTATTATAGTGACATGAGTACCTGTTTTATATATGTGGTATATCTCGTTAAAAAACTCAATTAAATCTTGTGTACTAACACTACCTGATGTGTCTATCGCTACTAGTGTTTTTTTCTTTTGTTTGATTTTTAAGGCAGGACCAGTACCAAATCTACGATTTGGTTTACGTCTTGTTTTTTTAGTGTATACCATACTAGCAGCACTATTAAAACGACGCAAATAAGATGTCCAATCAATTACTGGTTCTTGAATATCAAATAAACTGTCAATATAATCCTTCATTTCGCTTGGTATCAATCCTCTACCCTTATTCTTGGATTCTAAATTTTCCGCTATTTCTTTTAATTGATGGTCTATTTGTTTAGCAATAAGATTACGTTCTGCCTCACCCATACCTTCCATTGCCTTCCACAATTCATGAATATCACCAATACCACTAACACCATCACCATCACCGTTCATCATGTTAGCTATTTCACCACCTGGGTTATCTTGTATTTCTTGTTGTATTTTGTCGTAGTAGTATTTGGTTCCCTTTTTTTCTTCTAAATTAAGTTCTTTATACGGTGATTCATGGATTTCTAATCCATCCCACGTATCACCCTTCATATCACTGTTAATATATTGGTTAATTTCCAAATCAGCGGCTACATTATATAATTTCTTATCAGGAAATCTATCGAAGTTATGTAAGTGAAAA